ACTAAAGTTGCTGGGTCTAAGACCATTAAACAAGGCGTAAAAGCAACTCGTAAATGGCATAAAGAAAACCCCCAGAAGAAGGTAAATAAAAATGGCAAAAAGTGAAGCTTGGCAGCGTAAGGCTGGTAAAAACCCAAAGGGCGGCCTAAATGAAAAGGGGCGTAAGTCGTACGAAAGAGCTAATCCGGGTTCTAATTTAAAGCCGCCTGTAAAGAAGGCACAGGCTAAGAAATCACCGAAGTCAGCCGCTCGTCGCAAGTCTTTCTGTGCTCGTATGGAAGGCATGAAGAAAGTTAATACTTCAGCAAAAACGGCTAAAGACCCAAACAGCAGAATTAATAAGTCTCTTAGGGCATGGGACTGCTAATGGCAAATGGCTCAAATCCTGGAAAAATGGGCAAAGCTGCCGCAGCCAGATTAAAAGCCGAACGTGGTAATTTACACAAAAATAGTGGTAAATTTAAAACTGGGCCTAATCAAAATCCGGCCACCAAAAGACTTAACACTAGGTCTGCGGCTAAGAAAAAATCTATTGGTGATTTTAAAGACTAAGGAGAAATATGTCAGACTGCAAGTGTGAAAACTGCAAGTGCGGAAAGGAACAGCCAAATGGCTAAAAAGCACAACTGCGGCAAATGTGCCGGATGTAAAAAAGGTTTGAAGTGCACCATGACCTGGATGGATGAGCGCGAGAACAGCAAAAAGAGCAAAAACGTCCCGGAGTACATGAAGGGCAAGTATACTGAGACCAAAGACAAGCCAAAAGACAAGGCTATGTTGAAGAAGCGTGGGTTGACATCTAAGGCCGACGAAGCTGCTTTTGAGAAGGCTGATAAGGCACATGCTGCTAAAAAGAAGCCTACAACCATGAAGCAAGACGCCAAAATTGACGCTAAAATCATGAACAAGCTTGCTAAGAAAAAAGAAGCTGCTCACGAAAAGCGCGAAGGCAAGGCTGGAGAAAAGCGTGAAGAAAAGCGCGAAAAGAAAGCCAAAAAGAAGTAATTAAATAAGTTTAGCCCCCCATGAGGGGGCTTTTCTTTTATCCTAGAAGTGGCCCTATGCGGGGGCTGAACCAAAATTGCGCCGTAGTTTGCTTACTCCAATGGAGACTGATATGCCCGATTTAGACAGGGATAAGTACCGTAAGGTATCTCAGCCCACCCAAGCGGATTTTATTCGCGGGTTTGCCCACGAGGCGACTAAAAATAATAAAAAAGGTTTAGTATCTTTAGCGGCAGCAGTTTTCTTGAGTAAAGCACTTCGGCGGTCAAAATGATTGATAAATCCGTAAATTACACAAAAAACTCTTTAGCTGGCTTAGAAAAAGAATTAACTCCTAGGCTGCAGCAAGACGCCATGGACTCTGGGTGGCCTAATTATTTAGCCGAGTCTCTGCAAGTAGTGGTCAATGGCTCAAACATTACCGTTTCTTATCCAGAATTGTACGCTCAAGAAATTGAGGATTTAGAATACGGAAATCAGCAATTAAGCCCAAATCCTGTTTTAAGAACATTTATATCCAGGAATGACTATTTAATCATAGACCATTTAGGCAGTTGGTCTTTAGATAGGCTAGAGGAAAGCGAGATGTTTCAATGAGTTTTGTGCTGAGTGAGGACTTGGCGTTAAAAACGCTTTTATCTGGAATTACCGTGACTGATGAGAAAAATAACTCTAGGTCGGTTGGGGTTTGGTTTGCTAATCCAGATATTGAATCCCGGTCACAAAGTTATCCGTACATAACTATTGAGCTATTGGACTTTGCTACCGCTTCCTATCGTCAACACTCAGGCATATTTACAGACTCCGACCTGCAGGGAACAATAGCTCCTGTGACCGGCACAAATTATGACTATGAGATTCCTATTACGTGGGATTTGGTGTATCAAATTACAACATATGCCCGCCACCCTAGACACGACAGAGCAATTTTGTCACACCTATTAAATAAAGTTTTTGTATCAAAACGCGGATATTTAGCCGTTCCTAATGATTTAGGTACTGAAACGGCTTATCGCCATTTGATGCTAGAAGAGTTTACCAAACGTGATACCATTGAAGATAACCGCAGGTTATACCGAAGTGTGTTCACTGTTACGGTAAGTAGCGAAGGAACGGTAGACCTAACTAACGCAAAAGTTGGTAAGCCGGTATCCACAGTACATATCAACGATACAACATCCGATATCCCACCTGGACAACAGCCGATTTAAACCCTGTCCCTACCTTAACCTAAATCAAGGAGAAAAATTATGGCGACTTATAACCGCCCCGGAGTATACCTAGAAGAGGCTCCTACCTCATTCCCGGTATCAACTACCCCTACCTCTACTGTGGCTACATTTATGGGCCCTCTAGTTAAGGGTCCGCTAGACGCGACTCTAGTGACTTCATGGAGCCAATTCACGGCTGTTTATGGAGATATCGCGGCCAACTCAACAAACGCCGATGTGGCCACTGCCGTTTATTTGTTCTTTGCAAATGGCGGAAGTCAATGCTATATTCAAAGAGTCGTTGTATCAATGACTGCAATTGCCGCAGCGGCAACTACAGCTAGCACCACGCTGACCGTAGTAGCTGCATCAAGCCTACCTCTTTCTGATGGAACTGCCTCTGGAGCTCTTTCTGCCGGAATGTTAATCAGTGGAGTTGGTATCCCTAACGGCACTACGATTACTGTAGTTAACTCAACTACATTAACTCTAAGCCAAAATGCATCTGTACCAGCAAACGCTGTTCTTACCGTAGCCAGCCCTGTCGCAGCCTCAGTTAGCTTGCTTGGTAGCACTACTTCTGGTAACAAGGCTGCTATTGGTCTTATTACACCAGGTGTTAGCGGAAACAGTGTTACGTTTACCACCAGCGCGGCTCACACCTTAAAAGTTGGTCAAACTGTAGTAATTGCCGGAACCGCATCTAGCACCGCTACACCGACAACTATCTATAATGGAACTTTTGTAGTAACCGCTGTCCCTAGCACTACCACCTTTACTGTAGTTAATCCGCTAGTAAGCACCGCTACTGCTATTACAACAGCAGGTACTGTTACTGCACAGAGTACTCAAGCTGAGCTAACACTAACTGCAAAAAATCCTGGAGCTTGGAGCAACGGGCTGTATTATGAGATTTCAAACTCTACCGCAAACAGCTCATATCCAGGAAAGTACTTTAATCTAGCAATTTATGCAGGCGGTACTTCTTCTGGGTATATTGTAGAGCGTTTTAGCGACATAACTTTGAACTCTTCAGATTCAAATTATGCAATAACTGTAATTAACGCGTCCTCAAACTATGTAGTGGCTAGTGACCCAAACGCGTCTAACCACACTGCTGTAAACTTTGCAACATCAATGACTCCTTTGTCAGTTGCTCTTGTCTCTCAGAGTGGAGTCTCTACTACCGCTACGTCTAACAGCTCTTCTGTTGTTCTAACTACCGACCCTGGAATTCACATAGGCATGTTTGTGTACGGAAGCGGAGTCACTAACGGGACTACAGTTTCTAACTACATAAGTGGTACTAAGACTGTAACTTTGAGCGCAAACATGAGCATCCCAGCTGGAAGCACACTTACGTTTGTAAACGCCGCCCTCAGCGGCGGTAGTGATGGCGTGGCCGTTAATAAAACAGCGGTAGCTTCTACTGCATCGTTAGCCAAGCTTGATGTTATTACTTCGCCAATTTTGCTTAACGCACCAGGTGTTACAGCAGCAGCGGACGTAAATAACTTGCTTAACTACGCATACAATAGGGGAGACGTCTTTGTAATTATTGACCCTACTCAAAGTACTCTAGATGTTACTAGCCAGTTAGCTTTAGCAAACACTTACACCGGCGGAGGGGCTGGAGCTGCTGCTCTAGGATTCGGTGCGGTTTACTACCCTAACCTAACTATTCCAAGCCCTACGTCTAGCGTACCTGGTGCTACTGTTACCGCCTATCCTGGTGGAGCTGTTGCAGCTAAGTACGTAACTACTGACAGTTCTCGCGGGGTGTTTAAGTCACCTGCCGGTCTTGAAGCAAGGTTGTCTGGAGTTGTGTCTGTATCTAAGCTAACTAATCAAGAGCTTGATTACCTAAACAACGGAAGCACTAGCCCAAGTACCTTTGCAAATGCCACACCGGTAAACGCAATTCGTTACATCCCAGGTTCTGGAATCGTAGTTATGGGTGCTCGTACCCTAAACACCGGCTACAGCAGTAAGTATGTGTCTGTTCGTCGCAGCGTAATTTATCTACGTAAGCTTCTTACTGACCTAACTTCGTTTGCCGTGTTTGAGACTAACGACCAGCGTTTGTGGAACCGCCTTCAGACAACCTGTGAAGCCGCTTTGATTTCATTCTGGCAATCCGGTGGTCTAAAGGGCGCTACTGCTCCTGATGCCTTCTTCGTAAAGTGCGATGGCACTTTGAATACCACCGCTAGCGTAGCTGCTGGTGAAGTTCACATCGAAGTTGGTGTAGCTCTTCAGCGTCCTGCTGAATTTGTTGTAATCCGTATTAGCCAGTACGACAGTGGCTCTGTTGTAACAGTCCTTTAGGAGGAAAAATAAATGGCACAAAGCGCAATCTCACGCTTTTCAAAACTAGCAACTGACCCATTACGTAATTTTAGGTTCCTAGTGGACTTCCGCGTAACTGGAGATGTCGGTGTTCCAGGCTCAGCTGCCTCCGGTACAAACAGCTTCTTGAAGTTTAAGGGCGGTTTTACTTCGGTATCTGGCTTAAGCATTACTGTTGCAGGAATCAGTTATCGCGAAGGTGGTATGAACACCACTTTGCACCAAGTTCCCGGCATGGTAAGCTTCGACCCCATCACCTTGACACGTGGTGTTTTACTTGGTCAGACCGAGGGAATCAACTGGATGAGACAGCTGTTTGCTGCTTCTTCTGGGGACGGTATTCCTGGCGTAGACGGCTCTAGTTTCCGTTGTGACCTAGACATTTACGTTCTAGACCACCCTGCAACTGGAGCACCAAACATAAGTGCACAGGACATAATCAGCACTTCTGCGTACAAGATGAAGTTTACAGTACACAATGCTTGGATTCAACAGCTAAGATTCTCTGACCTTAGCGCGTCTGACAACCAGCTAATGTACGAAAGCATGACTCTTTTACACGAAGGTCTGTCAGTTCAACTAGCCAACTATGGCTCAAGCGTTTCACCAACCTTAACCTAATACCACATTTAAATAGGAGCATAATATGACCGATATTATTAGTAACGACCCAAGTCTTATATCTCAGCTAGCTCAGGAGGCTCAAAAGTCTCCTGAGCCTGAGATTAAAACTCTGGCACCATCAAACTCTGATGTAATACTTCCAGCAGGTTTTATTGCAAAAGACGGGTCTGTAATCAAATACGCACAGGTAAAAGAACTAACCGGAATAGACGAAGAGGTTATCTCTAAAGCTGGTTCTGTAGGCAAGGCCCTATCCGTCATTCTTCAGCGAGGAGTTGTTTCCATAGGCACTAACCCAGTTGATAAAGATGACTTGGATAGCCTGCTTAGCGGAGACAGGGAAGCTCTTTTACTTGGAATTAGGCGAGTAACGTTTGGGGACGTTGCAGAGTACACGGTTAGATGCAGCCAGTGCTCAACTGAACTTGAAGTGTCAGTAGACCTTCTTGCCGATGTTCCAGTTAAGTCTTTGGATGACCCAATCCAGGATAGGACATTTACTTATATGTCCAAAAAATCTGGGGCTATTGTTGTTTCACTCCCAACCGGTAGCGTACAAAAAAAGATAATAGAGAACTTTGACAAAACCGGTTCTGAACTAAACACGATTCTTCTAGCCGGATGTATTAAATCAGTTAATGGAGAGCCTGCTCTTGGGGCCACAACTGCTTTAACTCTTGGTATGATTGACCGTGAAAACATAATTTCCGAGATTCTTACACGTAACCCAGGCCCACGCCTCGGGGAGGTGAAGACGACCTGCGAGGCATGTGGTGAAGATATTTTGATGCCACTGTCGTTAGCAGATTTGTTTCGTCTATAAAGAACAGGACTATGAGCAACTACTCGACCAGTACGAAGCACTAACCCGAACATTTCCCGGATGGACACTCTCTGATATTAGAGAGCTTTCAGTTAGAGAACGTAAAAATTGGCTGTCTAGAGCAGCTAGGAATAGGCGTAGCGAGTAACTATGAACTCAGATGTTAAAGCCTCTTTTGGTGGAGGTAAGGGCGCAAATACTATGCGCGTTCTTGGCAGCCTAAAAGAAAGTACAAAATCTTTAGAAGCTAGCTGGGAAAAGATATCTACCCATTCTAAGAACACCGTTCAGAATATAAAAGGAATTGGCCAACATTTGGGCCATGGTTTTACGTCTTCTATGAACGGGACGTATGGCGCTAGTAGCATGTCCGGGGCAACTCCACCGCCGTCATTTGGTGGTTTTTTACCGCAAGGTGCTCCTGCTAGTTCAACTCCTGGCTTTCAGGATAATACAAGTAGCATGTCTTTTAGACAGCGCGCTGGTAGGCTTGTTCTTGGTGCCGGCGCTGCTTCTGCCCAAGCGGTAGACCCTAGCGAATACATTATTAATGATATAGCTAGAAATCGTTTTGGGTTCTTGGCAGGTAGGCTTAAAGGAGCGGTTGGGCTTCCAGGGTCAGCTGACACTGGAATGTTTGGTAGTGAAGCTTTCTTGCGTATGGTGACACGCGGAACAGCTACTAGCACAATGGATGCCGCTAATGCTGCATCGTCTGGCGCTACTATGGGTATTCTTCCCGGACTAAAAAACTATAACACCGTTAGTAATAGCGTAGCTGCTTTGTCTAACGTTGTTCCTGGAGCTGGGTTAGAAGGTAGCATGGGTGCCGTGGCGGCTCTTAACCAAGGGTCGAGTGTCAACAAACTTCGTATGATTGGTATACAAGTTAGAGACCGAAGCGGCTACATGCGCGGGGTTGAGGAAATAGCAAGAGATGTCTGGAACCTGATTAGTAAAACTGCTACGGGTAGGGGAAAAATAACTCAAGAACAACTATCCTACTCCTTGCAGCCGGGAATGTCCTTAGACATGTTGTTAAATCAGTATTTTAATAACGACCCTGTTTTGCGGGAGGGAATAGTATCCTTCTTGTTTCAGTTTGCCGGAAGCACTAGCACCGCGGCTCTTCAAACCGAAGAAGGCAAAAAAGCTTTATTAGCAACTGGTGCTAACCCAGGAATTACCCAAAGCATTGGACGTAGAAATGCGATGGGATACTACCTGCAGGATGTTAATACTGGACCTGGTATTCTCGGTATTCAAGCTGCAAATGACTCTATTGCCGCTTTATCAAAAACTCTTGGTGGTCTAATACCGGTAGCAGCTCAGCTTAGGGACGCGTTTATATTTACAAATACTTTTATGCAAACACTAGGTGGAGCAGCAAATGGCGCTGGTGGAACACTGATAGGTTCAGGTCCTAGTGGCGCGATGGTTAAAAGCCCAGCTATTGCTTTGATATTAGGAGCAATAGCTGGAGTAAGTAATGCTCGAGCAGAGGATTACCTAAAGAGAGTTGGAAACGACTACTACGGTAACCCTATGATTCCGGATGATGTAAACCAACAAATGCGGGATAACGTGCGTGACCAACTTCGTGACCAGCAGGGTGGAAGTGACCCTTCCGGAGTAAACCCAGGCACTCCTTCCGGTCCCGGTGCTAGTGAACGAACGGGTACTAAGTCCATGCCACTGTACAAAGCTAAAAGTACTAGATTTGAGTGGTCTAGAAAACTGCTAAAGAGATTAGGGGCCCCACTAACTTCAGCAAACGTATCCGCCATTGAAGAATGGTTGATGCACGAGAACACGTCATCAAGTGGCTTTATGGGTGAAAGAAATAACCCATTAAATACTAAATATGATATTGGACAATCAGTGGGAACTGACCAATACGGTATACCGGTTTATGCCACAGAACAAGCTGGCCTAGACGCAGCTGTTGCTACTCTTACTAATGTTAAAGGCCACGGCTATGAAAACATTGTTAAGTTTTTGAAAGCCGGAACAGCAAGCGAAGCTGCAACGTTTGCACAAATTGTCGGTTCTGACTGGGCTGCTGGTAATTATGGGGCTGCTAAAGGCCGGGTATCTTTTAACGGAACTACCGTAAACATTAATTTACCAACCGGTTCAGCGGATGACCCTCAAGCAATTGCTAGGGCAGTTTTTGAAGCATTGACTGATGAAAACTTAGTTCAACAGGCTCAAGACACAAATACTATGAGGGACTCCTCTTGGGGTAACCGCGGTTAAAGGAGAAAATAATGGCTGGAAATACTAGTAGTGCGCCTAGCGCACGGTCTATGGGGTATGTCTCTAACTCTAGTGCAAATAACACTGTAGTAAATGTGTATGTCGATGCCAGCACTACTGGCTTGGCAGAAATAACCGCCATACAGTCCTCCTCAATTAACCTTGAAGTTTCTCCTGGAATTACTACTCCATTAAAAAAGGCATACCAATACATTCCTACTACTCCTGTACCTATTGGTAAATATGGATTTGATTCTTTAAGCCCATCAGCATCGTCTACCACAGCTACTTATCAAAAAATAGGTTCGGCAGTAAAACTTCCGCAAGATAGAACTAGTCAAACAGTTCCTACAAAAGCGATTGGCGTGCTGACCTCAAAACCGACTTTTTCTCAAAATCCTAATATAACGTCTAGTAATAGGAACCAAGTTAAGGTTCCAGAGGCCCCGCAAAATCCTGGGGACTATGATTGGAACCTTCCCCCTCATAAGTGGAGCCTTCCTAGATTTGCAAATAGCGATTCTGCTAACGTTCCTCCAGGCTCACGTAAGGTTCAATCTGATGACCGGTATAGAAGAGGACGTATTTGGTGGAGAGCAACCGACACCACCTTAAACACGGTAGACACTGACTTAAAGATTAGCAAAATCGACAACTCTGACAGAAAGTATGGTTTTCAGTTTCTTTGGAACCCTACATCTTTTGGAACAAGCGTGTCTGTAAAAATGGATGCAACCCCACAGATTCAGGACAGGTTCTTGGGGACCGTTGGTGCGTTTCCAGCAACTGAGGCTATTACATTTACCCTCAGAATTGACAGGATAAATGATTTTGCTTGTGCTAATGCTTTATTTAAACGGCCTGACAACATTGGAGCGGACTTAGGGAACCTGAGTTCAAATAGTTTTATTACAGCTTCTCAAGTAGCCCCATTTATAAAGTATTACCAAAATAATGGAAGTTTTGCCTCTGCCCTAGTTAAAAATGGTAAAAAGTCAAAGGTGGAGACTAAATTAGTAGACCTGTTCCAGCGAGGAACTCTGGCAGACATTGAGTATATCTACAGAGCAATTAACGGAGCCGGACCAGGAAGCACGGCTTCTGGGGCCGATTATTGGAAAAACGGTCGTGGTATAATTACTGCGGATATCGGTTTCTTGATGCCAACTTTGCTAAATATAGATGTAGGTCCTTTATCCTATATGGGTTACGTGAATAATTTAAACGTTACTCATAACATATTTACCCCGGACATGATTCCGATTCAAAGCGATGTTACTTTGTCATTCCAGTTGCTAGCTACTGCTGGCCTTAACTCTGCGATAGGAGAATAGCAATGGCTGCACCGTCAAACGACTCTAGATATTTTGATTCCACTATTGACTACTTCACTACCAAAGAAGACGGAGAAAATGCCCCTGTTATTTTCTATGACTTTAGTGAGCTTGGAAAAGTTAATTATGTGGACTATCTATGGAAAGACGGAGACCGTATAGATAATTTATCAGCAACATTCTTTCTATTCCCTGAGCGCTGGTGGATTATTGCCGAATTTAACCCAAATATTGACGACTGGTTTAATGTAAAACCTGGAACGGTGGTTCGAATACCGCGTGTCTAGCTACATTACCGTTGAATTTCCTACCAGCCCGCAACAGCCTTTAAAGAAGGTCTACCGGGCAACTTACCGTCAGCAAGTGTACGCCCATGACTATGCGGATTTGTATTTTAGAGACTGGAATATAAACCCTATAAATATTAAGCCTGGTACTCCCATGAAGGTTACAATTAGGGATAAAGAGTTTTACGGCTATGTCCATGACATACGAAATGAGCAAGGAAACAACAAGAACTTTACTAAAGTTGGATTTGTTGGCGCTTCTTTTGTAATGAAGCAGGCAAGTCAAAAAATCTATAGAAACCTATCCGCCGACCAAATTATCGCCGAAATAGCTAAGAAATATAATTTTGCGTATAAGGTGGTTCCGCATCCCAGAGTCTACTCGCAAGTATCTCAGGCTGGGCTAACTGACTGGCAGTTTATGGTTTATTTAGCCAGAGAATGCGGATATTTCTTAAGAGCAGAAAATACTGAAATACACTTTAAACCGTTTACAGAGGATTTCATTAGACTAATCAATGAGTCTCCGTCATTCCAAAAAGCGGACGGAGGATTTAAACCAGTTAACCCTATTTACTCGTTTAAGCCAACTCTTAGTGAGACCCTGGATGTTTTTGGTTTTAAAAAATCCGCTAACTCTATTGCTGGGGTTAATCCGGTAGACGGCTCTTATTTTAAAGTAGCTAAACAGGATAATTCCATTACTAATAGGGTTTACTCAAATCCAGAACTATTTGATAGGCACTCTACACTAACGGTTGCAAACGACTACTCTACAGCTGTTCATTTAGCAAACGCTGCTGATGAAAGAAGTAGATTCCCATATTCGGCTAGGGTTAAAACAATTGGTTCAGAGAAACTAAGGCCTTGTATGCCCGTATACTTGAACAACGTTGGTGCTGAGTACTCCGGTTATTGGACCTTACTCGCAGTAGAGCACCACATTGTAGAAGAAGAACTTAATCACCCAATGTATACCTGTGAATTTACTGTAGCGTCTGACTCATTGGGACACAGCGTTGATAGTAAAATCCCTACTACCCCGCCACTCGCAAAAACTGTTAGAACTGTCGTACCTAATCAAATTAATAGAAACATTAAACCAAAAACAGTTATTTATAGACCAAGTATTGTTGCCGGTAGGAACAGGCCTATTGAAATTGTTGATAGAATTAATTTACGGAATCAGTCTGGGCCGTTTGTTGCTACTGCTAGATGGGGCTCTACTCACAGAGACTTAACTTACAAAGTAACTGATGAAAGAATGCCTCAAGCCGTGTGGTTGAAAGTGAGGTCTAATGGAACGCTTAGATAGATACTATGGAATTTATCGCGGAATCGTAGTTAATACAGATGACCCGTTAGGTAAAAATAGAGT